CAGATGAATTGAATAGGCATATTGCAAATCATATTGCTAGACGCAAAGGTCTTATGACATATGAAGTGATTGCTGGATTCAATAAGTATTACTTCACCGCTGGCGATAAGATTCTGTATGAGAAAGAGGATGCAGTAATTGTATCCATTGAACGTAATTCTACTTACACTGGCAAATGGCCACAAGCACCATCTACTCATTTAGATTATTGGGGCACAGTGCAAGTAGCAGAAGGTGAAACTGAGCATCACATTGATTCCACTGAATCAGACCAAGATATTGATATCATGCTTGCTGGTCTTAGTGCAGATGATGATGAAGAAGGTAGAGTTAAAGAGGCATCACACATTATCAAAGTTAAGATTGTAGATAGTGGTCAGGAAGTAGAACTTAAGACTGCATCAGCAATTAACTCTTTGATTCTATCTTACAGTCTCACAGTTCATAAGTCTCAGGGTAGTGAATGGCGTAAAGTATTTCTCTTGATGCACCAGTCACACAATACCATGATACAAAGAGAACTACTGTATACTGCTTGCACTCGTGCAAAAGAAATGCTGTATGTAATCTGTGAACCTGATAGCTTTATGAAAGGTATTACAGGTCAGAGAATCAGAGGCAATACTTTGAAAGAGAAAGCAGAATTCTTTAAAGGTAAGCTAGAACGTGGCGAAGAAGATTTACTTATTAAGATCGGAGAACAGCAATAAGAGATACTATCTGAAAATGCAGGGGTTGACAGGCAATCGCCCTTGTGACATTATATCAACTCTGGCGCAGGATTCAGGCCAGCTACTAACTGAATCCGATTTGCAAATCTAGTAATACAAATTCTTTATAACCAATTGGAGAACAAAATGTCTGACCAAGAAACCTCGCAAGTCCAAGCGAACTTCGACAAGTTCAATGACAGCAAAGAATACAAGTTTCATTTCAAGAAAGATTCGCTGGGCAACAAGCGCGAAACTATTGAACTGAATCTGCCGGTTCCTTCTGTTGAAGGTGTTATTCGTATTCTGGAAACTGGCGGCAAGCAATTGGATTTGCTGCTGGCTGCTGTTGGTGATGTTATTGCCAGCCAAGCTCGCAGTATCCTGAATGAAAATGAAGCAATGATTGCAAGCAATTTCCCGCTGGAACAGTGTTCGTGGGAAGCTATTGCAAATATGCCGGAAGCAGAGAAACGTGGCCGTGGTATTCCCAAAGAAACGTGGGAAGAATTTGCTGCTGATTACCTGTCTGTTATGCCTGGCATTACTGGTAAGACTGAAGAACAGATTACTCTGGCAGCTAAGCTGCTGGTTAATAAGTTCAACAGCGTCAAGACCAACAAGCCGGTAGTTAAGAAGCTGAAAGAACAGCTTGCTATCTACACCACTGGCTCGCCCAATGCAGAACAGTTCAGCGATTGCATCAAGTTCCTTGATGAGAAAGCTGATGCACTGTTGGCTGCTGATGAAGCTGCAATGCTGGCCAATCTGTAATTTGTAATTGCTCTTCCAATTCCATTGGTGTAATAGCCAGTGGAATTGTGAGATGCAATTGCTGCGAGTAGACAAACTGGTCAGCGCATATGCTTGAGTTCACTTCCGATGTAAGCTGAACATTAACAGCATGTAGCTGCATTGCATCACCATGTTATGCCACAACCAACACCGCCTAAAGTAAGTAAGTATCTACCTGTATGGAATAAACTCAAGACAGAGAAACTCTGTAGGATTACTGCCCCCGTAATTTATCACAAAACAATTATAAAAATGATAAAGAACAGGAGAGACAAAGATTTAATCTACAGATTCCAGCAGTCAGAACTAGGTGTGCATGAACAGATTAAAGTAAAAGTAGATGGCACAGTAATTACATTCACATTAAAAAGAATACTTAGACTTGGAGATTTATAATGGCAACAACTACACCTGAACAAATCAAAATGCAGATTGGTGAATTGCAGCAGCTAATTCAATCTGCCCATCCTCGTATGCCAATCTTACTGAAAGACATTCATAAGATTCTAATGGCAGACCCAGAGAATGTAACTCTACTAGATGATGCAGATGTTGGTGTCATAGTAGCAGGTCTGAAGAAACAGACTGCAACAGAGATTACTGCTGGTGTCCTCAAGAAGAAAACAACTCTGAAGAATACAACACTTGCAGACCTATGATATCGCAAGTGTTCATCAAGTTAATTCTGCAACACAGACTGAACTTCCCAGATTATAAGTTAATGTCTGAATGGCTTGGTGCATATGTATATACTACACCTGCTCAAAGATATTTACTTCCTGAACTTGCAGTAGCTCTGACAATATACTGTAAGAATGATTTATTCAGAGCTTGGGAAGCTGGTCGCATAGCAGAACATTTCAACACAATACAACAGAGACAAATAATACAATGGATATTAGACTGCAACAACTCTCATATAGTAGCCGGCTTACACTCCATTCCTGTGCGCGTAAATACCAACTCTATAAGCTCAACAGTGTAAGAGAAGATTCAGATGGTGTAGCTGGTGAGTCAGTTACATTTGCATTTGGTCATGTTGTAGGTGCTGGTATCCAGGCAGTATTAGAGAACAAAACTGAGCAGCAAGTTTACTTTGATTGCTTCCGTATGTGGGAGGCAGACTTGCTTGCAGATAATCCCAAGCAGAACAAATCATTCTGGCTTGCACTGGCAGCAGTTCAGCGTTTCATTTCAATGAGAACGCAAGGCTTACTCAAAGGATATAAACTAGCCTATTGGAATGGCAAGCCCGCAGTAGAACTTCCATTCATCATTGTATTCCCTGATGGTTTTACATACAAGGGATTCGTGGATGCAGTTCTGGTGCATGAAGAAACTGGTGAAGTGATGGTGCTGGAAGTCAAGACCACCAGTGCAAATTATGTAGCAGCAGCAACATACAAGAACAGTGCACAGGCAGTAGGATACAGTATTGTATTAGATGCAATCTTTCCTAAGCTATCTTCATACAAGGTGCAGTATCTCATATATCTTACAAAGAGTATGAAGTATGAAGCGATGGAGTTCAAGAAAGATTATCTCTCTCGCGCACTGTGGATTCGTGAAATCATGCTTGATATCGAGATGATTAAACTGTATGAACAAGCTGGTGTATATCCGATGCACGGTGAAAGCTGCAATGATTACTACCGTGAGTGTGAATACTTCAACCTGTGCACACTCAGTACAGATAAACTTACTGAACCATTGCAGCCTGAACACCAGCAACAAATAGAACACAGCATAGAGCATGACTTCCAAATCAAGCTGACACTTCAACAACTGATTAATGCACAGATAGAAAAGGATTGATATGTTAGTTCATTACTACTATCAGTATATCCCACTGACTGATACAATCAACAAGCTTGCCTTTCTATCGCCAAAGACTTTAGAAGAAGCGGCAGATTTCCTGATGCGAATGAATACAGATGTAAGATTATATGGTTGCATATATTATTTAACAGACAAAAGCACAGAAGAAGGGAACTGATATGAAACTCACAGATAAAGTAGTATCAGCAACACACAGAGTTCTGGTGTATGGTGCACCGAAATCTGGTAAGACACAGCTTGCATCACAGCTATCTGCCAAATACAAAATTGTTTGGTTTGATTTGGAGAATGGATACCAGACATTACTCAAGCTGCCGAAAGAACAGCAGCAGAACATTGAACTGATTAGTATTCCAGATAGCAAGACATATCCTATTGCTATTGAAACCATGCTGAAGGTAATGACTGGTAACAAGGTAAACATCTGCGAAGAGCATGGCAAAGTAACCTGTCCTCTTTGCACCAAGGATTCCAAGCCAGTCACTACTGTATGCCTCAATGAACTTGGAACTGATACTGTTGTTGTAGTGGATTCCCTTACACAGTTATCCAACAGTGCTGTAGCTTTCATCACAAAGAATCAGCCTGATGATTACAAGATGGACTACAGTGATTGGGGTAATCTCAAGGCAGTAGTAGAGAAGTTTCTTTCTCAGGTACAGCAAGCTAAATATAACATTGTCTGTATCAGCCATGAAGAAGAAGTAGAAATGGAAGATGGTCGCAAGAAGATTGTTCCTGTATGTGGCTCCAGTAAATCTTCACGCAACACAGCCAAATACTTTGACCATGTAATCTATTGTGAAGTGAAGAACAAGAAACATGGTGCAGCAAGTAGCACTACCTTCATGAACAATATTGTAACTGGTAGTAGAACTGATGTAGTGATGGAGAGTTCTGTAGTTCCTTCGCTACTTGATATCTTCAAAGTTCCAAATGTATCTACTGCAACACCTGGACAAACTGCACTATCTTCCCTGAAAGGATTAGCTAAATGAGAGTAGACACTGATATCAACAGCACACTAGAAGAACGCCATTCCACGTATGGCACATTCAGTGAAGTAGCAGCAGCATCATACAGTATCAAAGCTACATTCGGCATGACCAAGAATTACAAACACAATCTTAAACCTAGTCAGAAAGAATCACTTGATATGATTGCAAGTAAGATTGCACGTATCCTGACTGGTGACCCCAATCATGTAGATAGTTGGCATGACATCGCCGGCTACGCTACTTTGATCGCAGACGAGCTGCGTGGAAATTCCAGATAACTCGTACACACCATAGTTAATAACCATTTAAATACAAAGGAAACAAAATGTCCGAAATGAATTCACTCCTCGATTCTTCGATTGATGATCTGGCTGACCTGCCTGAATTTGCTGTATTCCCTGCCGGCCTGTTGAAAGTTACTCTGAACTTTGAAGAGAAGGAAGTCAACAAGCATCCGTCAGTTGAACTGAAAATGAAGCTGGTGGAAACTGTTGAAATGGCAGATGCTACTGAACAGCCGCTTGCTCCAGGTGCTGAATCTTCTGTTCTCTACATGCTGGATAACGAGTTCGGTCAAGGCGCGCTGAAAGCAGTAGCTAAAACTCTGGCTGGTGTTACTGGTACTACTAACTTGCGTGATACGCTGGAAGCTGCTAAAGGCATGGAAGTGCAAGTTGTTTCCAAGCCGCGTTTCAACAAAGACAAAACGCAGCAGTTTACCAACATCACTAAAGTGATTGTATGATTGTAAACAGTATGGTTTGCTAGAGTAATTCCGCTATCTCAAATGGCTGGTATCTAGTTTTTACCAGAGCGCATCAGTTAAGTCACATTAGACTTGCAACATCTGGTGCGCTCGAATAAATACTAGGAGGCACATATGATTTCTAAATACAGACCTACACTTACAGCACAAGAAATTGCATACATGATTGAACGCTGTGATGCAGATGCAAGAGATGAAACAGCAGGACTATCTGTTGCTCTTGGTTCCAAGTTGAAAATCTTTGCAATGAAGATGCAGCTTGGTATTGTATCATCTGCTTATGTATCTGCACCAAAGCAATCACTTACTGATAAGTTAGGCTTTGATACTCCAGAGTCTAAGAGACTGGCAGCATTTGAGAAGCACAGTAAGTTACCTTCTCTATGTACACCAGAAGAAATAAAATTAGCACAGACGTATAGATATGAAAACAATTTAATGACACCACAAGAGGAAGCAGATTATGAAAACAGTAAGTAAGCAAGCGAGCCTTGATCTTGAATCAATTCTGAAACTAACGGTACAAGG